TGATCAACCCGGACGGGTCGATTGCCAGTCGCGGCGAATGGTCAAAAAACCTGATCCTTGATTCGGGGCTTGATCTTCCGGCGGTCTATTCGTGGGAGCAACTTCTAGGATACGCGGCGGCGGGTACGGATGCGACACCCACGACCGATGTCACGGCATCGAATGCGGCTCAGTCGGGAACGACGGTCACACGATCAACCGGATCTTACTCATTTACGGTCGCCGACGAAGGCAAGCTGATCTTGTTCGCCGATGGGACGACCGCGACAATCGTCACGCAAACCGGAGCGACGACAGTCACGGTCGCGGAGTCGCAAACCGTCGCCGATCAATCGTTCACACTTCTTCGTGTGAATCAGACTCAACTGATCAACGAAGTCGCGCGCACTGGAAACTATTTGGGCGGAAGCTCGACAATCGTCGCCGATGCATCCGGGAACATTGTCCTTTCAAGGACCTATGACTTCCCGGCGGAAGTGGGTTCCGTGAACTATACGGAAGGGGGAATTGCCGCTTCGGCTACGACCGATATCGCGGTCTTCTCCCGATTCGTCTTCGCGGGTGCGGTCTCGGTCGCAATCGGTCAACAACTCCGTTTGGAATACGCTTTGACGCTCGCATTCTCTCAATTCGAGAGAGTAGCTTTCGACATGGCGGGCTTAATCACCGGCTGGCCAGTACCTTATGATGTTCTCGGAATCGTTTCTTCCGGAGCCGATTGGACGTTCACGACGGATCGTGATCACCATTATGCCATCGGTGATCGAGTCGTGATTGCGGGTGCGATCCCGAAAGAATGGGCGGTGACGGCGGCATCATCGACCGGCTCGGAATTCACGATCACGGCGGTCGGGCATCCGTTCCAAGTATCCGACGTGATCGTGATCGCTGGGGTTACACCGGGCGGATACAATGGGTCATGGACGGTCGCGGCGATCACGACCGACACTTTCGAGGTGACATCGGCGGCGAATCCGGGGGCGGGGACGGTCTTCGGAACTGCGCGCAATACGACACCCGTGTCGGATTGGTACGACGGGGAACACGTGATATCATCTCTTCCGGGCTCGGACACGTTCGCGGTCTCTTCCGTGATTTCGAATCCTGAAGTGACGCTCGGCGCGACCGCCGAAGGGCGGATCGATGGCGATTCGTGGATTCCGGCAAAGGGGATCATCTCCGTCTTCGGGGAGGATGCGACCGGCTACCGAGAGCAAACGATGGAACCGAGCCGGGCGGTCTCGGCGGCTCTCCTGAAGCTTACCGAATCAATCACCGACACTTGGCAAGGTGGGATCGGCTCGACTCCGGCTTCGGATTCGTTCGTAAACACCTCGAACTTTGAAAAAACGAACGCTTCCCTTTGTGGCACGGAAGTGACCGCAACCTATGTTATCGGATCTTTCGAACGGACTTCAACCTTTGTGTGGAACGTGAGCCGGGGGAACGATGAGAACTGGGAGCAAGTGGCAATCGGGACAAACCTCAACTTCACCGGGACAACGGTCACGCTTCACTATGGGCTTGTTTTCGAGTTCACTGATACTCAACGCAAGGACGACACTCACGAATTGACTCTTGAGCTTTCGAGATCGTGGGGGCGCACACTTTAACCGATGGGAGATTCGACCGACCGCTTCGGCAACGAGCAATTCGCGAGCGAAAACGCTCCGGTGCTCGGGCTTTGTTACGCTTACATTTTAACGTACGAAGACGGGACGGGCGCGAACTTCACAAGCTTCTCTCGCGGGTTCAATCTGGCTTCGCTCCCGGCGGCGGTCGGCGGCGGGGCGCGAGACTTCATCCCGGCTCAGATCGATCATGGCCCGACCGAGTTCGAGCTTGGTTATTCGCCGACGACCGTTTCGGTCAATATCACGGTCGGGCACGCGAAGCTTCTCCAAGCGGTGATGACATCGGCATCGCAAAAAGCTACCGTTCACATCATCCGGATCTCGGCGGCGGATCTGGAAGACAGCGTCGAGAACCTTCTTCTCGACTACGGGCGGCACGGCTTGATCGTCTTCGGGGGTGAGATCGAATCGCTGGCCATTTCCGGAATGACGATCTCGGCAACGATCACGCCGCAACCGTTCGTCACGGATCGGTCGGTGCCAAGGTTCTACTCGCACAAGACGTGCAATCATGTTTTGTTCGGGGCGCAAACCTGCAAGCTCGCGAAAACCGACTGGGATTCGTACGTGAATTCGTACGCGGTGGATCGCGGATATCGGCGAATTTACCTTGCCGCGCCAGTGGGAACCGAGACGTTTTTCCATGGCGGGCACGCGGTTCATGAACTTACCGGGCTTACGTTCCAGATTGAATACAGCGGCTTGTTTGATTCGGGGACGAAGACATTCATTCAACTATCGGCTTGGAGTTCCGAGATTGCGGCGGGTCAAAACTGGACGCTCTATCCGGGGTGCAATCGCACCGTGGATCATTGCACCAACAAGTTCGGGAATCAGGCGAATTTCGGCGGCTTCCCGTACGTGCCGAATCAGAACCCGACAATTCATGGAGCCAAATAATGGACGGCACGGGCTCAGTCGATGGCGAAGGCTTGATTATGTCAGGGAAAGCTTGGGAGCCCGCAACGTTGAATCTGGCATTCCGAGAAGCAACTTCTTGGCTTGGCACTCCGCATCTTGATCGCCGGGCGATTCGCGGGGTCGGGATCGATTGCATTCATCTCGTCGCGGAGATCCTCAAGGCGGCGATGATTATTCCAGATTTCCGGTTCCCCTATTACCGGCGCAATATCGGGGTCTTCAAGAAGTCGAACTCGATGCGGCGCTTCTTCGGTGATGCGTTGCACGGTCGGGAAGTCCGCCAATTGGCGGACGGTGATCTTGTCGTCTTCAAGGTGGGTAAACAGAGCAATCATTGCGGCATTGTGTTGAATGGTCGATGCTGTCACGTGCTCACGAAGCGGCGGGTCGAATTTGACGATCTATGGTTCGTGCTCCCGAAGCTAGAATCGGCATTCCGGATCGATCAAAGCGGATTCAAATCACGACCGGAGAAATTCAATTTGAACAAATGAGCGGACTTCAAGCACTTTCGTATGGTCTCGGCGCTGTCGTCGGGATCGGTCTCGCGATCTTCACGGGCGGGACATCGCTCGCGGCATACTCGACATTGATCGGGACGGTCGCATTTGGTGCGACGGCGGCGGGGGTCTCGTACGCACTGGCGGACAAGAGCAACCGGGCGGGCGCAAGATCGACGTTTGCGAGCGGCGGACAATCGCTGACTTCGCCATCGAGCGGGAGCGGTCGCGAGACATCGGCGGCTCAACTTCAGATCACGGCGGCTTCCGAAGCGACCATGATCCCGGTGATCTTCGGGCGGGTGCGGCTGGCGGGGAATATCGTTCACTATGACAAGTCAAGTTTCCGGAACGAACCGATCATCGAGCGTCGCGTTGTCTCGGTCGGGACGGCACCGACCGACGAACAATTATACGAATCCTATAGCCAAGAGTCATTGCAAGAGCAAGCCGGGGAAGATCAAGGCGGCGGAAAGGGCGGCGGCGGCAACGATGGATCAGAAGCCGAAGACCGGGCGGATCGTGATGCTCGGGATCAGGTTCGCGAATACAACGAATCAGGCGCACGGGAAGAAGCCGAGCGGATCGAGTATGAAGATGTTATCATCGGCTACCGATACTTTTTGAGCTTCGAGCAAGTGCTTTGTATGGGGTCGGTCGATTACGTGGTCAGAACCACGGTTGATCCCGGCGAGTCGGAACTTGGCGGGGTGATGGTCTTCGCGGGCGATTCGGTCAAGGCGACAATCGGAGACGAACGGCAAAGCGGATCGGTGCGGATTTACAAGGGATCGAGCACGCAAACCCGAGTCGGCGGGGAAGAGTATTCGACCTATTCAGCGAACAACTATAGGCATTGCTGCTTTGTCTCCTTCCAAGATTTTTACATCGGGACTTCACCGGCTCCGCAAACCTACGTCTTCGAGCTTCGGCGGCTCCCGGTGCCGTTGCTAGACTCCGGAGCTTCCGCCGGAATTGCTCAGAACGGATCGGCGGACACGAATCACCCGGCATACGAGAGCGGCAACCCGGCGGCGGTCGTGTGGGAAGTGCTCACCAATAAAGTATGGGGCAAGGGGATCTCGTCGGATCTTCTAGATGTGGGATCATTCCAAGCGGCGGGGCTTTACTATTACAATCAGAGCATCGGGCTCGATATCACGATGGACTCGCAAGAGACGCTTGAAACGTTTCTCGACTCGATCCGACTCCATTGCGATCTCGCGATCATTTGGGACGGTCAGAAGCTCCGGATCAAGGCTCTTTCGGATTGGTCGGATCTCTTCGGAACTCCGCCGGTCAGTTTCTACCCGGAAATGGTCTCAGAAGTGGCGATGTCTCGACCTAGTGCGCGCAAGAGCACGAACGAACTTCGAGCCGAGTTCACGAACCGCCAGAACAACTTTCAACCCGAGATCGTATCGATTCAAAATGACGCGTCCATAGCGGTCAATGGCGAGATCAATTCGGATCGGATTGCGCTGAAGGGGTTCTCGAACCGGAACAACGCGCAGCGGGCGGCGGCACGGCTTCTCACCGAAGCGAGCAACCCGCCCGCGATCCTCACCTTCACGGCAAACCGGATGCAGAGTCATCTCTTGCCCGGTGATGGCTTTTATTTCCACTGGCGCGACTGGAGCACGGAGGTGCAAATCTCCTTCTGGCGGATCGTGTCGATCTCGGATGAGCATCAACAAGCCGAAGGGATGAAAATCACGGCGACCGAGCTTCGAATTGCTTCGTACGAATATACCGACGCTCTTGAAGAGTTCGTGCTACCGGTCAATGCGAGCGAGGTTTACACGCCCCCAGATGATGACGAGTTCACTCTTGCGGGCGACAATGCGGCGCGGGTCGATCCGGGGGCGTTCGGACCCGGCGCACTCCAAGAACTGAACATCTTTCTTTCTGGGGGTGACGCGGAGTTCATCGTTCTTCTCGACCGGGAAAGCTCCGGAACGATCTCTTGCGCTCTTGATTACAAGCTCTTCGGGGCATCGAGCTTCACGCCGTTTGGCTATCAAGAAGTCTTCGCGATCACGGGAGCGCCCGAAGCCGATATGCCTATCGGTTCACGCGATATCTGTCGGCAAGAGATGGACGAATTTGCGGTATCACTTACATACTTTGACGAACACAAGGCGACGATTCTCGCGAACGTTTCAAAGGTCACGATTGCCGAAGACGGGATCGAAACGCTTCTTCTCGGGAATACCGATATAATCATGATTGGGAATGAGATCATGATGGTCGGAAACTCCGAGATCGTGGGATCGACAATCGTCTTCTCGAACTTCATTCGCGGGGTCTTCGGAACGAAGCGCGAAGCTCACTCGGCGACCGATCCAATTTACTACATCGCGCAGTGGAACCGGGCGAACTTCGCGCGCTCTCACTCGAACTTCACGGAAGACGGAAGCGTGATCACTATCTCGGCGGTTCAAGTTTCCGTCTATGGAATCGACAATGCATCGACCGTCGAATTCTCCAAAGAGTACTATGGGCACGGGCGGCGACCGTTCGCGCCGGAACTCGTCACTCAAGAATGGAGTTCTAATGATCTAGTCTTGAAGATTCGACCGCGCTTCCACGACCGGGGATGGCAGATCCGGGGCGATCTTGATCTCTCGCTCGCCGAGATCAATTCGACACAAATGGGAGATTATGTGATCTTCTATCAAGGGTGGGCGGCTGGCGTCGCTCTCGGCGATGTGGGCGCGATGCCGGGTGCGTACGTAGCCGACGACGTTGACGATCCGCTGACCGGGCTTTGGTCGGGGACGATCCCGGAGATTGTCGGAGCCGACGAAATCCGGATTTATCAAGCGCTCGGAAACTCGCTTTCGGCGGAGTCGATCAAGATCGCAACGATTTATTGACGGGGCGACCCGTGCGCGCATTGTGATAAATGGCAGTGCTCGCACATTCAGGATTAGAAAAGCCTACGGCGGGCGCTCCAAATACGTCCGCAATTATCTCCGGGAATACCGATACGGTCGAGACCTATTTCGACCCGGCGCTTGATCAAGCCGATCAAGGGTGGGACGCGATCCGGCGCGGGCTCAACAAAGGAACGGTCGATAACCTCACGGCGGCGGCTTCCGTAGAGATCGACTTCGGAGCTTTCCCACTCCAGTCGATCACGCTCGATCAGGCGACGACGTTCACCTTCGCCGGGCTCAAGGTGGGGCAAGAGCAAAAGATCAAGATCGAGAACGACACGAACACTTGGGGGATGACTTGGCCCGCTTCTGTCGTATGGCTCGGGACGGCGGGGACATCATCGGCGAGCGGAAAGATCGGATGGGTCGAGCTTTGGGTGACTGAAGCGGCGGAGATTCTCGCGCGATGGACTGAAGAAGCTTGATCCGATGACACCGGACACGATCAACACGGCGATCTCGATCTTCCCTGAAGGATCGGCGATCAACTCGGTCGGCGGCGACGGCTACCGACCGCGAGGGATCACGGGCGCGACGCTGGGGCTTGTCGATGCGGGATCAATCGAGACGCTCGACTTTTACAAGAACGTAAGCGACCGGCGGATTCTTCACTCCGCCTTCACCCTCGACGTTGAAGGTGAGATGTCCGAATCGTATTGGCTCAAGATGATGCTCACGGGCATCGCCCGGAGCACTGAAACGACCTTGGCGGGCTCCGAAGAGACCGACGTTCACACCATAGGCGGCGGGGGTTCCCCTACCCGTTACGGGGCTTATGTGGCAATGGACGGCGGCGAGCTTTACCGGCTCGGCGGAATGGAGGCTTCACGGTTCGCGTTCGGGGTCAACGGAAGGAACCCGGTGGAATATTCATATTCTTTCGGAGTGCTCCGGAAGAATTATATTACTGTCGCGGATGCGGTCGCCGAGACCGCCGATCTCGATCACCGGATCTCGACACGAATCCAGACGACATTCAAGCTCGGGATAGGGACGAATGCGCCCGTGATCCTGACACCGACCGGCTCGGTCTCGGTGGCAATCGAGCGGGATCTTCGACCCGTAAACTTCACGGGTGACGGGGAAGCCGAGCGGCATGAAAGCACTGGGCATCAACTGGTAGGGAAGTTTAATGCGATCATGCCAGCCGCTTCAACCCATCTCTCGCAAGGCGGGAATTTCGAAGCCGCTCTCGAAATTAGCTTCTTCGCTGGGGCTTTGATCGTATCCATTCCGAAGACCGTGATCCGGCTCCGTTCGCGGGAATTAGTGGGGCAAGATTGGGCGACCGGAGCTTTCTCATTTGTCTCGGCGGCGACTGGCATCGGCTCGGTTGCAACAATCACAAGTATCAGAACAGTTTGAATCGAGACATGAAAGCGCTAGCCTTTGACGCATCGAGTGAAAGTGAAAACGCCCGCCCGCCTTTCTGGTGGCGCGGACGCGAAACAACAATAAATCTCGGAACCTTGAAAACTAAAGTGCTCGCTCTATTTGACCCCAAATTTCTAGTAACGATGATTGCGATCATCTTTCTCGGCGGCGCGAACTGGCAAGCTCAGAAGGCGGCGACCGCATCTCTTCGGGATGATATCGAGAAGCTGAATGAGCTTCCGGGAATGATCCAACTCATCAAGGAGAACTCGATCCGCCAAGAGCAAAAGGTTGCGATGGTCGATCTTCACGATAACAGGCTAACGCAAATCGGCGAGCGTCTCAGCGATAACTCGCGGACGGCGACCTTGATTCAAATCGAATTAACAGCATTGAAAGATGAGATCATCTTACTTCGTCTCGCGGGATCAGATAGGGTAAGAAAGTCGGAAATAATCGCTTGGATCTCCGAATTCGCGATTGAAAATAAAAATGTGGAAATCAAAGTTCCGCGATTGTGATCCGCCTTGACCGTCCGCCAATTGGCGGACACGGTCGATGATGGCAAGAATACTCCGGAACGGAATGAAGGGCGACGACGTGCGCGCCTTGCAAGGAAAGCTCAACTCTCAAGGCGCGAGCGCTGAACCTTTGAAGCTCGACGGGCTCTTCGGGGACAGAACCGAAGCCGCGCTTCGATACTTCCAAGCGACTCACATCGACCGCGACGGGGTCTTTCTTAAACCCGATGGAATCTTCGGCGGGCTCACGGCTTGGGCTCTTGATCACCCGAGCGGGAAGCCGCAAAAAAACGGCTTCGATCTGGCAAAGATCGGCGGCGACCTTCCGACATCGCGGGCACTGATCATTCAGGAATTCAAATTGTCGCATCG